GGTTGAACAGTTGGTATTTTCTAAAGTTACATTTTGCTATAATAGTTTTATTTTAAAGCAGTTCGGGCACAATACAATTGATGCGGATTTATGTTATTGGTTGAATTATAATAAGCCAATTGAAGTAGATTTTTCTATTGATATATCATCATATCATCGTTGGTATCGGAAACTGCGGAATATTAATAATATTGTGCCAATAGTCAATTTTATAGCATATTGCAGAAACATCGTGTTAAATTTTAAAGAGATTTTCTATGACATTGAATTTGATGATTCTTTGGAATTCTATAACCATACTGTTTTAGGTAATTTGTATAAACTTGAACATAGTGGAATACCGTGTAATGTAGATGTTGCTCGTGAGTTTTATAAGGATAGTCGATTAAGTCCGATACTGTATTCTCAGTATAATATTTTTACTGCTACCGGAAGACCGAGTAATAAGTTTGATGGTATTAATTATGCAGCTTTAAATAAAAGTTCTGGAGTACGAAAGATGATTTCGGTAAGCGATCCAAATGAGCTTTTGTTGGAATTCGATTATGATTCGTATCATATTCGATTAGTTGCTGATTTGATTAATTATACGTTTCCTGAAGGTAATTTGCATGAATATTTTGGCAGGCAATATTTTCAAAAAGAAACCCTCGACGATGAAGCATATGAGATGTCCAAAGGCGTGACATTTAGAATGCTGTATGGTGAAATATTAGATGAGTTTCGTCATATCGAGTTTTTTCAAAAGGTAGCCGAATACAGATACAAGATATATGAAAAATTCCAAAATGATGGTTATATAAAAATGCCAATCAGTGGTAGGAAGATAAAACGTGCAAATTTTGAAAATTTAAGTTCTACAAAACTATTTAATTATATTTTACAAGGACATGAAACTGAGCGAAATATGCTCGTGTTAACTAAAATTTTTTCATACTTATATAATAGTAAATCGCGATTAATTCTATATACATACGATAGTTTGTTGTTTGTATATAATAAACAAGATGGTCGTAACTTTATTGAAGATATAACGACTATATTAAATGACAATTCTATGAAAGTTAATTTAAAGGCTGGTTTTAATTTCCATTCAATGAAAAGGCGTGAATATAAATGAATAATTCTTATATAAAAATAATAAGTGAGTGGTTTTCACAATTATCCAAGGGATATTCATTCCCTCCGTACAGTGAATCCGATTTAAAAATATTGGAGAAAGTGTTAAAGAACCATGGAGTTCAATATACAAAAGAGGATTTATTAAGGATTAATGAAGACGAAGAAAATACACGATTTAGAGGAAAGCATGCATCGTTTATGGAAGATGCCGCATCATTTAAAGAATATATGCTAAAAAAATATTCATCAGGTGCAGTAATAAATGGTTTGGAGCAGTTGTATATCGGTATCAAAGAATTAGATGATAGAGCTTTACAAGGTGTTACTAAGATAATTGCAAAAAACACAAAAAGACTACCATCAGCAGGTACTTTTGATATTGCAAAATACGAAAAGAAATTATATAATTTAATCAGGGAGTCAATCACTATTGAAAATGGTGTCCCTTCACAATTATTTTTGTCAATTATATATGCAGGTAAAGTAGTAACGACTGAACATATAGAAACTGATATTTATGCGGATGTGTCTATAGAAGGAACAAATGGTATTATGATACAAACAGCTTCTACATTGGAAGAAATTAAAGCTGGCACAATGTCAGCAGAATCTGTTGATTTATTATATGCTATTTTAAATATACATGAGTTGATAACAGATGAGCAGCCACAGAAAAAAATGGATAGGGCATATATAAATGCCATTTTAAAGAGGGTTGGTAGTGAAGATGTTATAAACGATATCAATTCCATAATGGGAGACGCACAAACAAGTGAAGTTGAAAGCATTAGGAAATTGGGTGCTGAAGTACAAAATGTATTAGGTCGAGTTCCAATTGAACAACTCGTACCAGCATTTTTAAAACAACTAAATGCAGAAATAGCAAATAAATTAAGCTCAGTGTCATTTATCGCTACAACAGAGAGGTTAAAGGATAATATTTACCTTGATCATATAAGTGGCATTTATCAAAAATTTAAGGGTAACCTTGAAATATTACCACAAAGCATAAAATATATAATAGATACAGATATTGTATTTTCTGGTGATTATTTGAGAAAAAAGGTAGTAAAATAATATGAAAGATTATTCAGAGATTGTAGAAACATGGTTCAGTAGATTAGAAAAGGGGTATGCTATGCCTCCATATTCAAAATCACAATTGCGTGTTTTGAAAAATGTTTTAGCTGAAATGAATATAGTAGGAACAATAGACACGCAGAAAATAAATGAAGCTCCAAAAGACAAAGAACGATTAGAAAAAATTATTGCAATATTAAGAAAGAATCCAGCCTTTATTAGTGCAGTATTTCGTGAGACCATGAAATATTCAGAAGAAGGTGTTGACATTGGACCAGAACTTGAAAAATCAACGGGGGAATCTGATCATAAAAATCGTGAAATACTTAAATATTTTATAAAAGCAATAAATGATACGCCAGGTGATTACGATGATATTGAGCGGTTTGTATTAGGGTATGGGCAATTTGATTTTATTGATACTAAAAAGCTGATGTCTGGGGCCACCAGTTTTAGAGATTTTATTGTTTCTCGTAATGACGTTTCGTTTGAATTTTTATATGCGCTGTTTTTGAATTTATATGATGTGACAGTCACAATATCTGGATCAAATAGAGGACCTGGCGAAGTAGCATTGGCATTGTTATCACCTAAGATTACGTTTGCAGATGTCGGGGATCTGAAAGTTAATTCTGATTTTGTTGAAGTCAAAGGCGAATTGAGAAAGGGTTCAGGGGGAGGACGATTAAAAAATTCAAATGCAGATTTTGGTAAAATATTTTTGGATTCAGCATATTTAAATAGGTTATATGATGAGCTAAATATTCCAGAAGAGAATCGAAAATATAAAATTGTAGGAAGCGGTAGAAGCAATGATAATTTAGTTTTAATTGCGCAGGAATTGGAAAGTGTTGTGCCAGGTACAGGGCAAGTATTTGCTGAAAGAATCATTAATGATGTATTTATCAATGCGCCACAGGATATGAAAGATGCATTTATTGATAAAGTGCTTACTATTGATCCAGCACAATCATTTTCGGATATGGCTGAAATCGCATACATGAATTATGTCGAGGTTTTGAAAGGGAAGGCATTTTCACATTTTTTGTTACTGAATAAAGGTATGGAAAAAGCAGTTGCTTTTCCGATAGAAAATTATAAAAGTTTTTTAAACAAGGATTATATTTTTACGAGTTTATCATTTGTGGACAAGAGGGGAGGCCCCGCAATACAATTACAGATGCGATAACAGTGAGGGATGGATCTTGGGGAATTTATTATGTACATTTATACAGAGAACAGATTTGGAATTGCTATTAGCTGTTCTCCCAAAGATATATAAATTGAAATATGATACAGTATTTGTGTTTGAAAATTCAGATAATGCAAATCAGCTTTATTGTACATATAATGTAATCGGGCAATACGATCCGACACCAAACACAATATCTGTTCACAGGAAATCGGAAACAAATACATTGTATTCAATTAACGCACTTAATGAAATAATTAAAAAAGCAAATAACGGGATATTAGATAAGAAGTTCCAACTCGAGTGGCAAAATTACGAAAATACATTACTATTAACAAGGGATGGAGACATAGTAAAAACAAAGTTGGAATTCGTAGAAACTCGGTATTTGAAATAAAATTAAAAAAAGATTTAAAAACATTTGGAATTGTGAAAATAATTCCCTACATTTAAACAAAATAAACTATTTTTTAATCAATTAAACATTTAACAAATTATGGATTTTGACAAAATTCGCCAGAAACTGGCAAACCTACAAGCGCAAGGAAAGGGTGGTAAAAAACTCATTTGGAAACCCAAACCAGGAACGCAGGTTATTCGAATGGTACCGTATGTACATAATCCCGAATGGCCATTTTTAGAACTTTCATTTTATTACGATTTAGCACCAAGGACGATTATATCGCCACTAAACTTCAACGACCCAGACCCTGTACAGGAATTGGCAGACCAGCTAAAATCAACAGGGGAAAAAGAAGATTGGCTATTAGCTAGACAGCTTGAAGCTAAGGTCAGGACCTATGTTCCTGTATTGGTGCGTGGAGAAGAATCAGAAGGAGTTAAGTTTTGGGGTTTTGGTAAAACTGTTTACGAGGAGTTATTGAAAACAATATCTGATCCTGATTATGGAAACATTTTAGATTTAAAAAATGGTTCTGATATTACAGTTGAGTACGAGAAGCCAGCAGAAGGATATCCAAAAACTACATTCAGAGTAAAGAGGAATACATCTCCTGCAACTGATAGTAAAGAAATTGCTGCATTACTAAAGGAAATGCCGGATGTAAAGGACATTTGGCAACCACCTACGTATGACGAACTTAAGAAAATTTTGAATGATTTCATCGAAAACAATGACCAAAGCAGTGACCACTCGGATAATAGCACAGATGTAGAAACTGCGACTGTCGGAGAAAAGGCGGTTGATGCCACGAGTGATATTGATGCTGCATTTGATGAAATGTTTAATTAATAAATATGTCAAAAAAAGTTAGTCAATCAGCTCTAAATGAGCTATCGAAAGATCTTATATCACATATTAATAAGAAGTTTGCTACAAAGACAGACAAGGTCGCATACCATTTAACAGATACAGGTGTAACTGATGTAACTAAATGGATTTCGACTGGTTGTGATATGTTAGATCTGGCAGTTTCTAATAGAAAAAACGGCGGACTTCCGGCTGGTAGAATTATCGAAATTACCGGCCTGGAAGCTTCCGGGAAATCTTTGTTAGCTGCATATGCTCTGAAAAGTACACAAGAAGCAGGTGGTTTAGCAATTTATATTGATACTGAAGCCGCAGCAAGTCGCGAATATTTGCAGGCCATTGGTGTTAATATTGATAAATTAGTATATTTGCCGCTAGAACTTTTGGAAGATATATTTGATAGTATTGAAGCTACTATTGCAAAAGTTCGTGCTGCCGACAAAGATGTGCTTGTTACTATTGTGGTTGATTCAATAATGGGTTCAACTACAAAAAAGGAAATAAATTCCGAGCACGGGAAGGACGGATATGCTACAGATAAGGCAATTATCTTATCAAAAGCAATGCGAAAAATTACAAATATGATTGCTCGACAAAATATTTGTTTAATAATGACAAATCAGTTGAGAGTTCGTATGGGTATTTCATTTGGTGATCCATATGGAACATCAGGTGGAAAAGCGATTGCATTTCACTCATCAGTTCGTTTACGTTTAAAATCTGTGGGAAAGATTAAAATGAAGATTAATGGTGTAGAGCAAACAGTAGGTATAAAAACACGAGCGGTTGTAGTAAAAAATAGGCTAGGTCCACCGTTAAAGGAAGTTACATATGACATTTATTTTAAATCGGGTATTGATAATTATGGTGGTTGGTTAAACACATTAAAGAGTTTCGACTTGGTATCATCAGGCACGTTTTGGAGTTTGCCGTTGAAATACACAAGTACAAAAGAACACGATTCAGATGGCTCTTTAGTTGCACATCATTTTACTGATGAGATAATCAATCCAGAAACTGGTGAAATTAAGAAGGTTGACAAAGACGTATTGAAATTCAGAAGTAAAGATTTCGGTGCTTGGATGGAAGCTAATCCTAATCTGAAATCCTGGGTTTATGATATGTTATGTGACCGTTTTATTATGGATTATCAAGTCAATAAAGATTTTGGAATCGATGACATTGTTATTGATGAAGAAACACCAGGAGAGGAATCATAATTAATACACATTAATTTAAAAAAGATGAACAGATTGAAAGAAGCATGGTCAACATTTGGAGACCAATTACAGCACCCACCCACAAAAGACGACAGAATATTGATAATTGATTCCCTGAATACCTTTATTCGAGTATTTAGTGCTGTGCCTGCATTAAACGATAATGGACAGCATGTTGGTGGCGTGGTAGGTTTTTTGAAATCTGTTGGCGCAAACATCCGTCAGTTCCAAGCAACACGATGTATATTAGTGTTTGATGGTTCTGGCGGATCACAGCGTAGAAGAAAGTTGTATCCAGAGTATAAAGCTACTCGAAAAAATAGAGATCAATTTAATAGACATCAGGAGTTTGCAGATCTTGTAGATGAAAAGGAATCTATGAAAAAACAATTTATGAGATTGGCGGAATACTTTGATACATTGCCAGTTTCCGTAATATCAATAGATCATATTGAAGCAGACGACACGATTGCATATATTGCTAATCAGTATTACAAAGACGTAGATAATAAAATTACTATTGTATCAACAGATCGCGACTTTCTACAATTAGTAAATGATAAAATACAGGTGTGGAGCCCTACAAAAAAGAAGCTATATACTTCAGAGAGAATGCGTGATGAGTTCGGAATACATCCAGATAATTATCTATTATATAGAATGATGTCAGGTGATGCTTCAGATAACATACCTGGTATAAAAGGTGCGGGATTAAAAACACTACAGAAGCGAATACCGAAAGTAATTGAAACTCCAATGCATTTTGATGAGCTAATTCAAGAGGCACAACAATATATCGATAATGGATCAAAAATAAAACTTTATGAAAATATCGTTTCTAATCGCGATATTCTTGATCGAAATTATAAATTAATGCAATTGCAAGATACAGATATTGCAGCATCAAACAAATTAAATATTTCGTCGATATTAGATCAGCCGATTGATAAGTTGGATATCAAAACATTTAAACGATTATTTTTGGAAGATAGTCTGTATGTAAATATCAAAAATGTGGATAGTTGGCTTCGTGATACATTCGCGCGCTTAAACATATTTTCAAAAAAGTAATAAATGCAACAAGAGAAGATATCAAAATATGGATATGGATTTCAATTAAAAATCATTACATCGATAATGACAGATGCAACATTTACATCTCAAGTATTTGATCTGTTAAAGACCGACTATTTTGAATCTGAATCGATTAAATTTTTAGTAGATCGCGGATTGGAATATTTTAAACAACAAAAGAAAATACCAACGTTAGAAGTATATAAAGTATTTATTGAAACAATCGGTGATGATTTATTAAAGCAGGAGATCATAGGTGCATTAAGAACCGCTACTCAATATGTAGGTGCAAATGATTTGGAATTCATAAAAGAAACAACATTAGATTTTTGTAAAAATCAAGCAATTCGTTCTGCGATATTAGAATCAGTTGATTATTTAAAAATGGGTAATTACGATGAAATCAAACGTGTTATTGATAAAGCAATGCGTGTTGGTTTGGATTCTGAAATCGGATTGGAATATTTCGACAATATAGATCGGCGATATGAAGAAAATTCCAGAGATCCAATATCTACCGGTTGGGATACTATTGATGAAATGATGAAGGGTGGCTTAGCAGCGGGTGAATTGGGTGTATGTATTGCACCTTCTGGTGCAGGTAAAAGTTGGCTTCTTGCAAAAATCGGTGCATCTGCACTACTTTCCGGAAAAACAGTTTTGCATTATACGTTGGAATTATCCGAAGATTATACTGGTTGGAGATATGATTGTATATTATCGGGCATTTCATTAGATAAAATAAAAAATCACAAGGAAGACGTCAAGAAAAAATTAATGGAAATTAAAGAAAAGTCGGGCGGTGACTTGATAATAAAAGAGTATCCTACAAAGTCTATATCACTAATGGGTATAAGATCTCATATAACTAAACTAAAAATGCTAGGTACATCACCCGATATAGTAGTCATAGATTACGCTGATCTACTCAAATTTGGAAACAGTACAATGGCTAAGCATGAAGCATTAGAACAGTTGTACGAAGAGATAAGGGGGTTTGCGGGAGAATTGCAAATTCCTATTTGGACCGTTAGTCAAAGTAATAAATCCGGATTAGATGGTGATATCGTTGAAGCAGAATCAGCAGCCGGGGCTTATGCGAAAATATTTACTGCAGACTTTGTGATGTCATTATCTAGAAAAGCTCAAGATAAGTTGTCAAATACAGGAAGGATACATATTATTAAAAATAGATTTGGTGTCGATGGTATTACATTTCCTGTTTTTATGGATCCATCACGAGGTGCAATTGACATTTTTGCAGCAGGTACAGATGGTGCTCGTAATGCAACTAATCAAATGCAAACAGATAGTCAATATAATAGACAGAGACTGAAGCAAAGATATCAGCAAATAAATGGAAATTTTCCCAACATTGAAAATAAAAACGTTGAGTTTTAGATATGTATTATTACAAAACAAAAGAAGAAGTTTATGCACATTTTCAGAGTAACAGAAAACAATACAGGTAGGAATTATTTAGGGATATCAAAGAGTTCGAAATTCGATGGTGTTAATAAAATCGATCCTGCTAAAATATACAAATTGAAGATTGATGTGGGGTTGGGCATAGCTACACATATAAACTGCTCAAAGCAGTTAATTAAACGATATGATGATTATGATTTAATGATCAAGGAAGCTACAGCTATGGCGAAGAAGCAAGAAAATAATCCTTTATTTGATGGTGTATTTAATGCAGGCAAGTTTACTACAGAAAAAAGTGCAAGTAAAAAAACAGTTCGGAAGCAGCGTGTTAAGGAAATCAAAAATGATCTGACGGACGCAACGGAAACGCAAGCTGACCAGAACAGTTAATTACACAGTTTAATTATTATTTAGGAATGTGGCGTTATAATAGGGCCTAAGATTTGTATCGATATGAAAAAGACAAAAGATATATTTGAAGCACGGGATACTATAAAACCATACGAGTATCCAAATCTTGTTGAGTACGCAGAAGCAATAATTGATGCACATTGGCAAGTTAAAGAATTTAGTGTGCATTTACGGACAGACGTATTAGAATTCAATAAGAGTCTCACTTCTGTTGAGCGTGAAGCAATAAAGCGTTCTATGTTAGCAATATCTCATGTAGAACACGCAGTTAAGACATTTTGGGCAAGGTTAGATATGCGATTACCAAAACCCGAGGTATCTTTTGTTGGTGCAACTTTCGGGGGTAATGAAGTAGTGCATTCATTCGCATATGCAGAATTGTTGAAACAATTAGGGTTAGATTCAGATTTTGAAACTCTTATGGAAATACCAGCAATTGCAGATCGGACAAAATATCTTAAAAAATATTTGCAAGGCATGAATTCAAGATCGAATAAAGAGTTTACAAAATCATTAATATTGTTCACCTTATTAGTTGAGAATGTGTCATTATTTAGTCAATTTTTAATAATATCGTCGTTTTCAAAATATAAAAATCAATTAAAAACTATTCACAAAATAATCAATGCTACAGCACGGGAAGAAATTATCCATGGTAAGTTTGGAAGCCACCTTGTAAATATCATACGAGAAGAAAATCCAGATTGGTTTGATGATGAAATGGAAAACAAAATCAGAAGAAATGCAGCAAAGGCATTTAGAGCAGAAATGAAAGTATTGGATTGGATTTTTGAAAATGGTGAATTGGATTTTATGCCACGAAGCTGTATTGATGAATTCCTAAAATCCAGATTTAATAATAGTTTGGAATTAGTAGGATATACCAACGAATATGAATTGGATGATGAATTGTTACAAGCTTCTGATTATTTAACTAATATGCTGATATCTACAACTGATTTTGATTTCTTCGATCAGCGAAGTATAGATTATGCAAAAGGAAATGACTATTCCGTCGATTCCTTATTTTAAAATTCCGGAAAAACAAACATGATAGCAGAAATACAAGAAACTACATTGACTAAATTTGATTGGGTGACAGATGATATTAGAACATTTTTAAATCGCGGATATCTTTCTGACGGTATATCAGTTGAACAGCGATATCGTGATATTGCAAATCGTGTAGAAGAAATAACAAAACAACCGGGCATAGCAGACAAGATTTATCAATACTCGGCAGATAATTTTTTGTCGTTTTCATCTCCAATACTCAGTAATTTTGGAACCGAAAAGGGATTGCCAATTTCATGCAATTTTGGAGTAGTAGACGATACATTGCATTCTATATTACATGGTATTTATGAGATTGGTATGTTAGCAAAAAATGGAGCGGGTACAGCAAAGAATTTAAGTAATATAAGACCATATGGAGAAGCTTATGGAAAGGATAAATCAGGCAAATCAGAGGGCTTGCTATCTTGGGTGAGCGAGTACAGCTCAATAATATCAAAGGTTAATCAAGGTGGAATGCGTAGGGGGTTTTTAACAGTATATTGCTCAGTTGAACACCCAGAGATTGATTGGTTTTTGAATATCGGTGCCAATGGACCAGTATCAACACCAGGATATGCAATCCGAAATATAACAACAGGTGTTACATTTCCTGATGGGTGGATAGAATCTATGAAAGCAGGAGATGTTGAAAAACGCAAGATTTATGCAAAAGTTCTAAAGAGAAGAAGTGAAATTGGATTTCCATATTTGTTGTTTGAGGATAATTGCGACAATCAAAAACCGCAAGTTTATGTTGACAAAGACATGAAATTATTCACCAGCAACATTTGTACAGAAGTTATCGAATACTGTGATACAAATAAAGAGTTTGCTTGTTGTTTAATGTCTTTGAATGTTGCAAAATATGATGAGTGGCCTGAAGATTTGGTTTTTATTGCAAATATAATCCTGGATTCTGTTTTGACAGAATATATTGAAAAGGGAAAGAACCTGCCAGGTTTAGAAAAGGCTGTTAGGTTTGCAGAAGAACATCGATCAATTGGTGTGGGTGTTATAGGATTTCACACATATTTACAAAAAAACATGATTCCGTTTGGTAGTATTGAAAGTTACCAAAAAAATAATCAGATATTTAAACAGATACATGACGAATCATTGTATGCGAGTAAATGGATGGCAGAACAATGGGGAGAACCTACAATGTTACAGGGATATGGATTGCGAAATACTACAAGAATAGCAGTGGCACCGACCAAAAGCACATCGTTTATAATGGGGGCAGTTAGTCCAGGAATAGAACCCATAAAATCCAATGCACATGAAAAGACATTGTCTAAAATACAAACAGAATACAGAAATCCGCAGTTAAAAAAGTTACTATCAGAGAAAGGATATGATAATAGAGAGACCTGGAAAAGTATTTTAGAAAATAATGGCAGCGTTCAGCACCTGGATTTTTTGACAGATGATGAACGAGATGTATTCAAAACATTTTCAGAAGTATCACAAAGAGATATAATTCAACTTGCAGCTCAACGTCAAAAATACATAGACCAAGGACAAAGTATCAATTTAATG